GGCACCGGTGCATTGACGCCGCCGTCATCCACGGCTACCTAGCAGCTAGAAAACTAGCTGCTTCCTACTATTCCTCATGGAAAGGATTAGTACAGTGGGCAGGAGATGCACATGATTAAGTCTCGACTCACTCATGAAGTGGGTGAAGACTGTAGATACAAGTTATGGGGTGGAACAGGGGCTACAACCCTTGTTACCGACCGAACTAGTATTATTCGTGTGCAAGGACATCAGGTAACTGATTCCTACTCAAATCCTAACTACTTCGCAGTTAGGAGACTTATTCGGAAGATTGAGAGCGGAAAGCTCACTTTCGATCCCGAAACTAAGTCCCGTTTGCTGCGATTATTTAGGAATCTGGATTACGGAGGGGCCTTTTGGACTGTTCGTCGAAGTGGAAGTATTGCCTCACGTTATGTGAGTCAACCCTACTACAAGACGAGCACCATTAAGGCTTATTCCTTCGACGGTAGGTTTATCCCTGACATAGGTCAGAATGAACTATTATGGGATAGTGCTAAATGGCCTGTTTCTCCTAATAAGGCAACAGAGATGAATCTGTTACTTACTAAGGGGACAACCGCCATTAATCGCACAATTCCTACCGCTCCAGAGTACTCCCTCGCTACAGCCTTAGGTGAGATCTACGCTGATGGCTTGCCATCACTCGTAGGCTCTACCCTATTTCGTGCTAAGAACTTAAAGCAGGCGCTTAAAAGCGTCGGCGGTGAGTATCTTAACATCGAATTCGGATGGAAACCTTTCGTTTCCGATCTGAAGTCTCTAGCGTCAACTGTTTCGAAAGCTTCTAAGCTTATCGAGCAGTATGAAAAAGGGAGCGGCCGGCCAATCGGCCGACACTATGAGTTCCCCGTCGAACGCTCGACAACAGTGACTTACGAAGGCGGAAAAGCAATGTATCCGCCTATCGATTCGACACTGATTTCGAGCACTGTACTCGCGACGCAAGGTACCGAAACGGAGACTTTCCGTCGGTACTGGTTCGAAGGTGTATACTCTTACTATCTTCCAACAGCCTCATCAGCTGTAGAGAAGATGAAGAAGTATGCATCAGAAGCTGAAAAGCTTCTAGGACTCAAGATTACTCCTGAAGTCCTTTGGAATCTTGCGCCGTGGTCCTGGTTGGCCGACTGGTTGTTCAATTATGGAGAATTAATCTCCAACTTGACCAACCTGTCTAAGGACAACTGTTTGCTCAGGAGAGGGTACATAATGTGTACAACATACACAAAAAGTACCGTCACTCACCCAGGCTGGACCCTTAAAGGGTTTGGCCCGACTGGTCCTACCTCGATAACGCTTGAAACTAAAGCGAAGTCAAGGAGGCGAGCATCTCCATGGGGTTTTGGCGTGACGTTTGAGGGTTTCAGCCCCAGACAGATCGCCATCCTCTCCGCACTCGGTATTAGCCGAGATGCGAAATGGGGGCGTGACTGATGACCTTAGTCGCGGTCCTAAAGACGTGCCGTGTGAACCTCCCAAAAGGAGAAATCTCATACGGTTCGTCCCCAAGAGATTCCGCGATTGCGGTCTCTCATCCCTGTCTAGGAGACTTGCATGGCTTACACAGATCCACAAACCGTTACCATCAATGCCGTTGCTCAGACGCTTCCGCGTACTAGCAGCGGGACGAATTCCGGTGTCTTTACAAAAGACGACGGAACTGTCCGATTGACTGTTCAACATTCTTCTGGAAAGAGAATGCAGAACAACATTCGCCTTGATTTCCAGAAAATCGCTCCTAACCCGTTGATCTCCGCGCAGAACATCATGTATTCCATGAGTGTTAATCTGCGTGTTGATCGACCCCTAACGGGGTTTACGGTTGTTGAAGCGAAGCAGATAGTTGATGCCCTGACCGGGTATCTCACTGCTACTTCTGGTGCTCGCGCTACCCAGTTGCTGGGCGGCGAGAGCTAGCCATGGAATCGTCGGAGATTGAGTGGACCCTCATAGAGGGTTTTCTCGTTTTCTCTGGGACGATTTCCATGGTAGGTTTGGCTATCCTTATCGGGATAGTTCTCAGGTATCTTTCTAAAAGAAAGGATACTGATCTGTAGCCATGCTAGGGATGTCTTACCTACTCTTAGAGAGTGGGGGGCATGAAAAGCCTGATGTCACTAGCGCAGGAGTCCCTCAAAGATTTGGGGGACTGGTGTGGCGTAAGCACCATCTTCGATTGCAAAACAATCGAAGATCGTGTCGAAGCGGAGGGTATATCGTTTTTAACGATAACCTTACCGTCTTATTCTTCAAGTCTCGAAAAAGGCTTGGAGAATGGGAAGGTAGACGCTCAACTCTTTCCGGCTTTTAAGTCGGATAGAGGAGGTTTCCCCCAATTTCTTGGAGGTTTCCTCGGTCTAGTCTTCGACCGAACTAGCGGACTGTTGCTCGATAGTCCTTCTATAGACGCCATCTTTTCAATACGTCAGATTTCTCTGATGTTTGGAAAGATTTACCTCCCATGCACGCCAAAGCGTGAGAGAGCAGCGTTTTCGAAGTTCATCGAGAATGAGAAGCAAGTTCGTGAAAACGATATCCTGTTAAGTCCGTCATTGAAAGCGGACTTTTCGAGGATGTCGAGTTTCCTTTGGGGGTCTGTGCTCACGATCGCTGACCAAAAGGTCTTCGATGGTGACATAGTCCCAAAGCACGGTCCTGGTTCCACCGCTGATAGACTTATCGGAAACGATAAGTATTCTCAGACAGAGTGGCCTAGGCGTTTGGAAAATTACTTTCCTGAAGGAGAGTATATGTTTCCGAACTGGCGTCATTATGACGCCACGCGATCGAACTTGCTCGAACCTGGTCAGGAACGCCCCGTGAGGGTTGTCTCTGTACCTAAAACGCTCAAAACTCCAAGGATCATCGCCATTGAACCTACTGCAATGCAATATGTGCAGCAGGCTTTGAAGGAGGTGATCTGTGATGCTATTCAGTCTGACAAGGACTTTTCCGGTGAAAACCGGATGAATAGCGTCGTCGGTTTCGATGATCAAGAGGTGAATCAATCTCTTGCTCACGAAGGGAGTCTAGATAGCTCCCTAGCAACACTAGATTTAAGTGATGCTTCCGATAGAGTTTCGAATGAGCATGTACGTCTTCTACTTAAGAATCATCCACACTTAAATAGTGCGGTTGACGCTTGTAGGAGTCGGAAGGCTCATGTGCCTGGCTTTGGCGTTAAACGCCTTGCCAAGTTCGCGTCTATGGGTTCAGCTTTGACTTTTCCTATGGAAGCGATGATCTTTACGATCGTCATCTTCATGGGAATTCAGTCTCAGCTCAACAGACGCTTGACCAACAAGGATCTTAAATCCTTTGTTGGTCGGGTGCGCGTCTACGGGGACGATATTATCGTCCCTGTAGAATTCGCCGAATCCGTTGTCAGTATGCTGCATGCTTTCGGCTATGTAGTCAATACTGGTAAGTCTTTCTGGACTGGCAAGTTCAGAGAGTCTTGCGGCAAGGAGTATTACGCTGGTCACGACGTTTCAGTCGTGCGCGTAAGACAAAAACTCCCAGCACAACGGACGGACGCTAAGGAGATAATCTCTACTGTCTCTCTCCGTAACCAGCTTTATGAGCGTGGTTTGTGGAAAGTGGCAAAGAGCCTGGATGAGCTGTTGGGACGGATGATTCCCTTTCCAGCTGTAAATCCAGAATCTCCTATTTTGGGTAGGCGCTCGTTCCTGGGGTATGATACGGAACGAGTTTGCTCTAGTCTCCACCGCCCTCTTGTCAAGGGTATGGTGGTGTCTAGCATAATCCCCGAGTCCCCACTCGATGGTTATGATGCTCTAATGAAGTGGTTCTTAAAACGCGGCGATATGCCATTCGCCGACAGAACACACCTCGAGCGTTCGGGACGTCCTCTTGCCGTCCGCATCAAGCAGAGGCTAGCATCCGCGGTTTAGCAACCGCTTTAAATCTATCCTTTCTTCCAGATCCCCCTATTGGGAGATGGTGGATGGATGCTAGGGGAACTCAATCTTTTGATTGAGTTGTTGGCTTTGGCCAACTAAGGAGCCGATGTGTCTCCTCACGGAGAGACATTGAGTTCTCCAGGGAGATGCACCTGAGGAGGTGGTGGTGGGTGGGTTTGGGGGGGGGGGGGGGGG